TTATTTTTTCTTTCTCTATTTCAGACTGTTCTAAAATTTTTTTTATTTCACTTACCATCACATTATCTTTTTCTATATTATTGCTAGATTTTATATATTTATTATAAATCTCACTTATACTTTTTCCCATACCAATATATTTATTTCTAACATATTTATTGATAAATTTAGGTTGATTATTAATAAAATTATTCCAAGTATTAATTTTATGCTCTATATGTGGAATTTCATAACTTAACTTTTCAAGCCTTTTTGATTTTCTCATTGTTTCCTGTATATCATTTATGTCTTTCTTTAACTCTCTCCAATTTTTTATACCAAAATGAGTAACACATTCACTTCCTACTTCCATGATATCTTGAGTAATGCTATTTCTTATAGAACATTTATATTTAATTTTTCTACCACATAACTGGCATCTAAAATCTTCTCCTTCTTCTGCTACTTTGACTTTTATAGATTTATCAACTCTCCATTCTTGCGTAGCTTGCTTTCTTATGTTAGGATATACATCTTTTAAAAATATTTGATACATTTCAGGTAAGCTAGATATTTCACCTTTACATAAATTAGGATACAGTCTAAATAGACTCCTTAATACCTCATAATTATTATAAACACTACTCCTAGATATTAAATTTATATCTTTTTTAGGATATACTTTTCCCATATATGATCACCCCATATTTCATAATATACTATCTACATATTGTATGTCAATATATAACTCATACTATATGTTGTATACCCTTATGGTCATTTTTATCATCAAATCTCATTTTACAGAAGATTACTTGAAACCGGATTATGCTACATTTTATTACTAAATATTTTAGAATCAACTCAAGCTTTAACTACCATAATATCTACTCTATCTAAGCCCCATTTGAATTTTAAGAGTAGACATTTTATCATCAAAATATCCTCCAAATTTTCTTCGTAAAGTCCTATCTACTTCTTCTGCTATATCTTTAGCATTTTTCCCACTTCCATTTATGATTACTTGGAATGTGGTATTATTTTCAACTTTTGCATTGTGAATTGCATTATAAGGTGTTCTTACTTTGTTTATTTCATCGTCAATTTCATTAGTAGGAGTAACTTTTTCTCCACCATTCATCCATAGAAGTTCAGGACCTTTTTCATCTACAATTGCAGGTCCCGGTGAAGCATTTTCTGTACCTTGTGCGTATCCAACATAACCTCCACCTCTAAGTTGAGATGTAATTCCTGGCACATTTGATATACTCCCATAGGTCCCAATCATATATCGTATTGAAGCCGCTGCATTAGCAATAGGATTATAAATATCTCCTAATCCAGATATAGCGTATCTGCTAAAGCTACTGTCTATCATCTGCATAAGTCCCTTGGATGGATGTCCTGCCATTGCGTTAGAATCCCAAAGATTTATTGCAAGCGGATTTCCACCAGATTCATGCATTGCTATGTTCTCTAAAAGAGGTAGATAGCTCATAGGCGTATCTGTAATTGCCATAGCTGCCGATAACCATCCTACTAAGTTTCCATTTACAGCTCCACCGGCCGAGCTTGTTATGCTCCCAATCCAATTCTGGACAAAAGCGTTCATATCTTTGGAAGTCATACCATTTACAAGACCTTGTATAAGATTTGTTCCCATACCATACATAACTGTTGATGGAGAGTGTATTCCAAATCCGCTTCTAAATGTCTCCACAACTTTATCTGTGAGTGTTTGTACCGTAGTGTTCAAATTACCTTCTGAATCTTTCACCCCTTGGGTCATGTTGTTTATCATTCCGGAGCCATATGTATTACCAGATAAAGAAAGATTATTCATTATGTTTTTATTGTCTTGAGATACTTTGGTCGTAGCTGTAGTTGCCAATGGTTCTCCTTTTAGCAATCCAGCTGAAAAATTTTTAACTGCATTTTGCCCATATATTATATTATTGTTTACATATTTGCTTACTACATCTTGACTAGTTTTTGAAACCTTACCTATGTTGTTATTTGGTATTACCTGAGAACCTCTGGGAAGATTCACTATTTCCGGTCCCCTTTCACCTACAAGGGCAGGGCCGCCAATAGAATTATTTGTTCCTTCTGCATATTGGTTTTTAGGCAAACCCGAGAGCAGTTTACTTAAATCACCATTAGAACCTTGATTTTGAGTGACTAATGAATTAAGTGTTTGCGTCCCAGATGGCATTTTGTACGACTTTAAACTTTCAGATGTATCTCCTTTTATACCCTTCCATTTATTGTATAAATAAACAACCGCTCCAACAACTGCACCTATAGCAGCTGCAACTGCATACACTTCCCACGCCACAGTAAGAGTTAATGCTTTTGTAACTGCCAATGCAACGTTAAAAGCTGCAAGACCTCCCGCTGTAGCTGAGAGTAAGGCTCCTAACCCAGTATTGCCTTGTTTCATCGCTATAAATGCGCCAGCTACTAAAGTTAAAGTCCCGCCAACTAATAAACCAGCTTTACCACTACCAACAATATTTATTGCTGTAAGTCCCCCTGCTGTACCCAAAAGTAATGCTCCAAGTCCAGTATTGCCCTGCTTTATTTCTACAAACGCGGCGCCTAGTGCCGCTACAGCTCCGCCATCTAGTAATCCTTTTTTGCCTTTTCCGGCAACATTTATTGCTGCAAGCCCTCCTGCTGTTCCTATTAATAAAGCAGCTAACCCAGTATTACCTTTTTTCATCTCTACAAACCCAGCTGCTAATGCTATAAATGCACCTGTTTTTAAAGCGCCTATTCCCATTACTGAACTAATTATGGACAGTCCAGATCCTGTTGCTATAAGCAAAGTCCCTAATCCAGTGTTACCCTGCTTCATTTCCATAAATCCAGTTGCGATTAACCCAATTCCAGTGGCCATTCCAACTGTAGGTAGCGCTTTTTTTAAACCTCCTAATGTTTTTACCGCTCCTTCTATAGCCATTGCACCTTTTAATGTCCCAAAGGCTGCTGCAACTCCTAAGACAATTGAAGATATACCTCCCCAATTTCTTTTTACTGTACTCCCTACTTTTACTATTTCTGCTAAAACCCATTGAATGTTGTTTTTAATAACAGGCATATTGTTGTTAATTCCATCTACAACAGATTTAAGAGCTTTCCCTAATTCTGTATCTCCTTCACTTGTAATAAAAGCATTTTGTATATTGGACTTTAATATTGTTAAAGAACCAGCGAGGGTATTATTTACTGTATTGGCATATTCTTTAGCAGCATTATTACTATTTTTCAAGCTTTCCGTTTCATTATCTATAGCTTTTTTTCCTGCACTAAGAAGTGCAGTTACTTTAGGTAAGGCTTCTTGACCAAAAATTACAGAAAGAACTGTATTTTTAACTGCAGGATTCAATCCATGTAAAGATGTATTTAAATCCCCTATTATATTGCCAATATCTTTCATTTTATGAGTGGTTGAATCTATAGCACTAAAACCTAATTCTTTCATTAAGCTAGTTGCATTTTTAGTTGGTTTGACTAATCTAGTATACATCTCAAGTAATCCCATACCTGCTTTGCTTCCAAGTATACCTTTATTGCCAAGTTCACCAATAGCAGCGGCCGTATTTTCTATTGACCACCCTGCCTGGCTTGCCACTGGAGCTATGTAACTCATTGCAGTTGCCATGTCCGGCATTGCTGCCGCTGTATCCATAGCTGCTTTTGCATATACATCTGTTACATGAGATGCTTTGGATACATCCAAATTAAAGTTTCTAATTGCAGAGGATACATCCAACGTCGCGTCTTCCATCTTTATGTTTCCGGCTACTGCAAGAAGTGTGGCCGGTTCAATAGATGCCATTATCTGTTTTAAATTAAATCCATGTGAAGCAAGGCTTTCCATACCTGCACCAATTTCCTTTGATGATATTCCCCACGTATTACTGATTTGTATAGCTTGATTAGATAAATTTGCTAAATCATTATTAGATATTTGTCCTAAAGTTGCATGTACTCTGGCCATTTGCTGTTGGAATTCTATAAATGACCCTATTGCAGCTTGCACACCCCTTACAGCCTCATATCCAATTCCCACAAAACCAAATGCACCAAGTATATTAGATAGTCCACTTGATATAGTACGGACAGAACGCATACTAGAAGCTAATTCCCCTGCACCAGCGGTACTTCTTTTAATTCCATCCGCCACTTTATTCATTGTAGTAGCTGTTTGTTCTTCTTCAGAATTAGTTTTAAATATTTCATCATTTAATTTTTGCTGTTCTGCATTTATTTCAGAAAGTGTTTTGCTTAAAGGTGTAGTTCTATTGTTCCATTCCTGAGCCAGCTGTGAACTTCTATCAATTTTAGAATTATATTCATCTGCATAATCATTCACCAACTTAGTAAGCCTTTCTAACCTTTCAGTTGATGAATTTAGTCCATCGGAATTTTCCTGGGACTTTTTTAATGAATCACTTAAGTTATTTACATTTAAATCACTTGTTGATTTAGATAAGGTGCCTATTGGTTCATTAAATTTATTAAATGCATTGGTGGCAGAATCAACACCCTTCATAAAATTATTTAAAGATGATTCCAAGCTTCCTATTAGTTGTGTTGATTTCTCAAGCCCACTATCATTTACTACATATCCAATTTCATAAACTAAATTTTGTAATGTTTGAGCCATTTTTACACCTCCTTCATTTACATTTTATTACAGCTAAAAAATGTTGCTTAAATGTAGGATTTAAGGTAAAAGGTGGTATAATTAAAATATAATTATGAATAAATAGTTAACGGGGGGAGATTATATTGGAAGAAAATAAATTGTATTTACCTTATAATGGTGGTCATCCGGAATGTCCTAAAGGCTTTCATGCTTTAATTACTAGATATGACAATCAAATTATCTTTTTAGAAAGAAATTGGTTAAATGAAAAATTTAGAATTAATATAAGTGACATTCTAGATATAAAATATTATGAGCAGAATTTTGGAATAAATAAGCCAATCATAATTACATTAAAATATGAAAATTCTGAAATAAAATTATCATTCTCATCAGGGTTATCATCTAAAAAAAATTATAATAAATTGTTATCTTTAATTCATACAGATAATATCAAACCTATTAATATCCAAAAAGAAAGAAAATTAACTAGAGGTATAACCATAGGTATACTTATTGTGCTCTTGATAGTCTTTATCATGGCTGGGATTAATGATAAAAATAATACTGCAACAAATACAAAACCTTCACAATCGCAAGATTTGAAACCATCAAAAGATACTTTAAAAACAAATACAGTTGATGAAAGCCATTCAAATGATATAAGTACAAACGAAAACAGTGATACTAATGCAGAAACTCCTAAAGATGATGGCTCCATAGAAGAAGGGATGTATAAAATCGGGAGCGATTTAGCTGCTGGTGAATATGTAATAATTGCAAACGATGACACCGGTTCAGCATACATGGCAATTACTAAAGATAGTACAGGAAATTTAGATAGCATAATAGGAAATGAGAATATAGCAAATAGAACTTATGTCACTGTAAATACTGGAGAATATTTAAGCATTAAAAATGTAAAAGCATATCCTTTAGATAAGGCTCCAAAAGTTGATACTTCAAGTGGCACCTTATCAGATGGCATGTATAAGGTTGGAGTTGATATATCGGCCGGAGAATATAAAATAAATTCTCCTGGTGATGGATATGTTGAAATAACTACTAATAGCAGACATACGTTAGAAGGGGTAATATCAAACGATAACTTTAGTGGTGATAAATATGTTTCAATACAAAACGGTCAGTATTTAAAGTTACAACAAGCTACCCTTACCTTAAATAAATAAAAAGGTTGTCCTAAAAATAAGGGGAATAATTATGGATTGTATAAAAATCAAATTTATAATCATTCCCTGTTTACTTTGAAAATTTAGCATATATAATAATTATTAAGGAGGTTACTCTTTATGAAAAAAGATATTTATATCTATCCAGCTATATTAACCCAATATAAAGACAATAATATAGGAATTACTTTTCCAGATTTGCCGGGCTGTGTATCTGATGCAGATACTATGGAAGAAGCAGTTAAGAACACCAAAGAAGTGTTAGCATTGCACCTATTTGGCATGGAAGAAGATAACATTGAAATCCCCGAGCCCAGCCCTATAGATAAGCTTAAACTAGACAAAAACGATATACCTCTGCTGGTGAATGTGTATATGCCTTTATATCGAGAAGCTATCCAAAACACCTCAGTAAAAACCACTGTAACTATGCCTCAGTGGCTGAAAACTATGGCAGAGAAAAATAATATAAACTTTTCTCAAGTTATTCAAGTTGCCCTTAAACAAAAACTTAACATTAATAAATAGTATAAAAGTGGACATCTTATGTATCCACTTTGACTTAATATGGTCAATTACTGCTAATTTCTAATTGATTTAATTGTGATTTTAGTAATTCACCATCTTGATACAATTTATCTTCATATTCTTTAGTCCATACTCTATCAATAAAAATCGAAAAAATATCCCGATATAATTTCATTAAATTATTGCATATTTTCTTCATTTGCTTATGTATTTCCCTATATTTAACAGGTGGTTTAGTAGTCCTAATATATTTACAACTATTTATTATCATCTCGAGAAACATCCTTGCTGAACTTAAATTTTTATCATTTATTGCTTCTACAAATTTATCACATCCCATATAGATAGCTTTACATTCTCTATTTATATTAAATTCATATAATTTTTCCTTATAATATTGTGCCCCCAAAAATAACATCCTCCTCGTAAAATTTATAATTTTATTCGTTTCCAAAGTCAGTCATCTATATCATTTTCATCTCCACCGTCTTCTACACTATATTCGATATCATCATCTATCTCAGCCAACTGTTTTTCAGCAAGTTCCATCTTTCTATGCTCAATATCAAGTTTCTCTTTAGTATCAGCATCTATAACTCCAAGTGTTTGTCTTTGCATCTTCTGTATTTTATCTAATGCATTAACTAGATTTAATACTTTTCCATCATTAATTGAATCCATAGTCTGTGTTACTATTTCTTCACTAAATTTCCCGGGACCATACCCTGTTTTTAACTTTTCTACAATTTTGTATAATTCATCAGGTGAACCTAAAGCTTTTTCTATTTCATCTAGAATAATATCAGATATTTTAAAATGTTTGGCTACCGTCTTTGCTGCATCCATTATTACAAGTTCTTCTGATTTTTCCCTTATTTTTTGGTTTAAGTCACGTTTATACTCTGTTCTTTTTCCACTCCATTTATGAGATGCTGAATAATTTTTAACAGATTGCAGCGGTATATTATATTTCTTACTTAAATCCTCCAGACTACAAGGGTTCCTCCTTATATCCGTTACATACTCATTCTCTATATCTATCCAAGATATCTCATCTTTTCCAATCTCAACTTTTTTATTTTGGTTTTTTGCTCTGGTTGATGGTTTAATCCATTGGTTGCCGCTGTATTTATCTTTTTTAGACCAGCTTTTTATTGTACCCAGTTTTACATTATATTTATCTGACAGGTGTTGAAATGTACCTTCTCCCCGCTCATATGCCAATCTTATTTTATTTTTTATGTCATTCATATCTTCACCTCTCACAACCAATGTTTTGTATATATTCTAATTCAAAATAAAAATAGTTGCATTATGGTTGACGTCTCCACAAATTTATTAAATTCATTTTCTTTCATATAAAAAGGCGCTCAAATAATCAAGCGCCCCAATTTATTTATACTATTGTAAATCTTATATTTATTCATCAGAAGGGATATCATCTATAATCTTTACCCCAACATCACAATTATGCTCTATTTCCTGCTTATCTCTCCATTGTCCTGGCTTACGATTTTTCAACCAAAATATAGCAGCTGTAGTATTCGGCTTTTCATATTTCTCCACTTCAACAACATTACCTTTATTGGTTACTACCTGTTCTTTATATTTAAATCCAAGTGCTGATTTATATAGAGCATTTTCAACTTCTCTATCAGCTACCTCCTTGCCTTTTTTTAGGGCCTCCCGTAACTCTCTATGCTCATTTTTCCATCTATATAATGTACTTGTACCTATCCCTAAATTATTAGCAATTTGCTCATCTGTGAGCCCATCTCTTGCCCATCCTTGTATTAATATTAATTTATCCCTTATATCATTCCACTTGGATTTCAATAGACCCACCTCCTGTAAATTTTAATATAACCTAAGCTTTATAAGCTCCCTTCTCTATATTATATTCTTCAATATCTTCTAGAAACTGTTTTAAAAATTCATCTTTTAACAAAGTCTGAAGTACTAATTTTGCTGCGTGTTTTCTATACACTACGTAATCTCCAAGTAACACAGCGGTACAGTCTATAAGTATTTCAACTGGATCTTGTTCTTGATTCAGATATTTAAAATTATCAGTCTTAAATATACTATTTTCATTATTGTTGGATTCTATATTATTTTTCAATGTTAATTCCTCTTTTCTATGTATATTAAAAATTCTTATACTTTTATTATATTTACTTCAATTTCCATTTGCTCACATTCTAAAATTTCATTCTTTGTACTTGACAATAATATCCTTTAATCAGTCAGATAGACAAATAAAAAATATACAATCACATTTAGTGATAAATAAGGAGTGTCAACTTCGACCTTCCCGCGGGGCGTTTGCTCCATGCAGTTTCATTTTCATGCTATCCATGTAAATACTGTATTCTAATTCCCAGTAAATGTTCTTTTGAAATGTTTCCTGCGTTTGCAGGAATTATTCCTTCTAATTTATCAACAACACCTCTATTATCTTTCTAGTTAATATATTCTTCTGTTATCTATGTTTTCAATTTCATCTAAAATAAAGTTTATTTCAGCTTTATATGCTAGTTCCACATCTGTGGAACTTATAAGTTCAAGTTTTTCAGCTACTCCTTTTCTGTCCAACAAATATAGTACTTTCCATTTTTAGTAAGTTCACATATTCTGGCGGTGCAAATGTTGAACTCCCATTCGTACTAAATGACGAATGCGATGGAGCTAGGACTTTAACCTACCCTTGTAGATATTTTGAACTTTTGTGAATAAAGGAATACAAACATTTTATGAACTATCCAAAATTATAATATTTCTCTCAAAGTTTATTTTAAACTTCAATTATTTATATTCTCCACTGCTCTTTTAGCTTATTTACAAATTTCATCATATCAGCATCACCGTTATTCATATCTGGATGGAATTTCAATGCCAATATCTTATATATTTTTTTAAGCTTAGCTTTTTCGTCTTTTGTGTAGGTACTATGTCCAATATTAAAGTAACTACTATCATTATTACTTCTGTAGTTACTTTTAAAATCATCATAATAACTACTATAATATTCATAGGATTTCTGTTTTGCTTTATAAGCTGACTGAAGTTCCCCTAAATACTCTTTATTTCTCAGAACCCCAAACACATCATAACAATAATCATAAGTATCCTGACCGTATTTTGATTCAAACTTTCCTTTAGCTGTAAAGTACCTTGACAATATTTTATTGTTTTTTACTTTGGTTTTATATTCTTCTGTCTTCTCATACTCTTCAGTAATCTTTGAAATTATAGGATCTAACTTCTTGTATACCATGTCATATATATCATCAGCACTTACTCCTGTCTCTTCTGAAACCTTATCTATTTTACCGCCAGCACAGTCATATAAAGACCAATCCAGTAAATCATAATATCCCATAGTACATAATACCCACTGTTTTTTCTTAACTTTGCCATTTTTTTCTATAGCTTTTATGAATACTTATCTTAAATGCTTCTTTATGGTGTCTTTCAAACCTTTCAATACTATAGAAATAATAATACTTGGTCCTTTGCGATATACCATCTATAATCAATGTAGAAGAGTCTACCTTTAATTCTTTTGGTTCTCCCAATGAATTACACTTTTTATTAAAAATCTTCTGTATAACACAGTACAATCATTCTCACCACCTAATATAAATGTGGTTACTATAGAAATTTACATAGTAACCACAACCAGGCCTATTTATATATTTCTTCTTTCAAAGCTATTGTCTCTGGTGTAACCTCTCCTAAATATCTAAGATTTGTAAGCCCTGATATTACTCCTCTTTTATAAAAATACTGTGCTTGAATCCTAGACAAACTCAACGATATATCATCAAATTTTCTTATCAGTTTATATATTTCTTTTGGAACCAATGAAGATAAATTTTTCAAGATAAAATTTTGTTCTTCAATCAATTCCTTATATATATTTTCATTCTCAAGCTCTGTAGAGTCCTGGCTTTTAAATTCCAAATCCTCAAATTCTGATTTTATAGCATTGTCAATTAAATTTTCTATTTTATTATCCATAATCCCATCCTCCCAAATTTAAAGTATTTTAATTTTATATTTATTTAACAGGTAAAAGCTCTTATGTTTTACCAACTATTTTTACTTTCTATTTCAATATTTGATTACACGAGCCTGTGTTTATAGCAGAATCAAGTTTTTTTATTATTATAGAACATGCATCTAATGCAGTAGAAACAGTAACAAATAATGCTTGTGTTTCATGTCGTACGTTCATTATTTCTTCAATTTGAATTTTATCGTCAAATTTTGAAGTATTAATCATATATTTAAGCTTATTTATGTTCCTATTCTCAACTTCAAAATCTTTAAAAACAATTTTAAGAAGATCATTCATGACTTTATACAAGTCATTAAATATCACTACCTGATTGAATTTATATTTAGATTTATTCCAAAATTTCATAATTTTTTCTAATATTTCTTTCAATCCAGAATTAGCTCTTTCCATGCAAAATACTTCAGATGATATATCATTTATTGAATATTTAAAATTTTCCATTCTTATCTCCTCATGGTTATGATAATTTATAAAGTATTATTCATACTTTCCCATATATCTGTATAATAAGTGTGAATATTTACAAGTTCTAAATACATCACGCCTCTAATTCTTTTAATTTCTCTTCTAACCTCTTATTTAGCTCCTTCAAAGCATCCGTATACCCTTTTATATACTCTGAGCGGTTATTACTTTCCTTGATTATCTTAATTTGTTTTAAATTCCTTTCTTTTAATTTAGTAAATACTTCTATTTCATCTTTAATAAGCATTCCTATCTTTTTCATGAGCTTTCCTCCTGTATTTAAATCCTGCATAATAATATCGCAATAGCATTTTGTTAAATTATTGCTTGCATTGCCCCAATCTATAACTCGTACCTGCATTTCATCCTCCCTTAAATATTAATTATAAATTTTAATTTTCTCTGGCTTCAACATCTCTAATCAATTTTCACCTCATTCACTTTCCCATCACCCCCTCTTTCCAATAACTACATTCACTTTTTATTTTCCCTCTCGTACTTCATAACTAATTCTTTATGCAAAGCAAGTTCAGACTCCCTTACTGCTGTTAGAACCATTTTAGAAACAATCCCAACTTTAACACATAACCTTTGAGTCTCATTATATATACTCTGAAGTTTTTTAATTCTAACTGTATCATCAGGCCTTAGTGTATTAAACATACGTGTAATTTCATCTACATGTTTGGATATAATTTTTAAATCTCTAAAATCCATCATAAAAAGTCTATCTATAATCTGTTTTAAATCATTTGGTAACATATTAGATGCAGATTTAAATTCTTTCCATGATTTTTTAACAACTTCTGCAGAGCTTTGAGTATCACAAATAAATTTTCTTGTTTGAAATATTCCCGAAGAGACAGAGTCTATAAAAGCTCTAAAATCTTCCATTAAGCATTTCTCCTTTTACATATTAAAATTTATTTCTATTTTCACATGTGGGTTTTTTTAAGTAAGTATATGGTATATATATATAAGGTGGTCAGTTTTTGACCTCGGGAATGAGTTTAATTATTTAAATACAAAATTAGTCTCGAAACATTCATATAACTACAATTGAGTATCTTTTTCCCATGGTCAATTTCTGACCTCGGGAATTATTAAATTATACTTCCCGAGGCTAGTTTCTGACCTCGCCCGTGGTCAGTTTCTGACCTCACTTTTTATTTATTGTGCTATGTAGTCAGTTAAACATAATCTCTGTTTTTGGCCCTTTTCCAATCATTCTTTATATTAAACTCCTCAGTGCCATATTTTTGCCACTCATCATTAAAAGCATATATTATAAGTTTTCTACTACCTCCCATACTTTTATATTCATTTACCCTTATAAAGCCATGGTCAATTAGTTCATCAATGCACCTTTCAAAAGTATTCTTAGCCATAAATTTTGAGTATTCTGAACGGGTTATAGATATATTATCTTTGTTGCAATAATCTATTTGCCCGTTTATATACTTAACTTTATACTTGCTCAACATATATACATATAACTTAAATGAATTGCCGCTCAAAATTTCCCATGCCTTAGAACATACCATATCAAAATAAATTGGTATAAACCTACCACCTTTACTGCTTTGAAAACTTTGAAAATTTTGTTTCTTCTTTGGCACCTCACCACCTACTTTTTAGTCCAGATATTCTACTATCCTTCAATTTTTCTAAGCACACCATATTTTTTAACATTTTGGATTGGTGGTTCTGTGTTTTTTAGTGCCTGTTTCTCCAAGAATTTTTCACAAAGTTCAATATCAAAAACGTATCTATTTCCAGATGTTAACACAGGTATTTTGTGTTCCCTCACTCTTCTCCTAAGTTGATATTCTGTTAGTCCTAACTCTTTAGCGGCTTCTCTAGTATAAGCTTTTTTACCCATCATCTACCACCTCATTTTTCACTATTTCTTTTCCTAATAACTATTATAAAACTGGCTATCAGGAATTTTTCTTCATCAGAACTTTTTTATTTCTTGATTATTTCTTTAAAATTATTTATGTATTTACTTACTTCTTAAAGATATCTTAGCTCTTAGCATATTTGTTCAAGATCAATTTAATTTCCTCATATGGAAGTCCCATATCAATTAAAACGCTAGTTCGCTCCTCTAATACTTTTACCTTAGCCAGTTGCACTTGTGGCAAATAATCTCTCAAATTACCTTTTTTAGGAACATTAAATTGCTCTTTTAATTGAAGTATAGTTTTATTGAAGAGTATTTTATAAATAAGCCTTGTAATGTTACTATATAAATGCTCTTTATATTTACCATCTGGAAGCCTTGATATAGCATCTGTTAAAGTAGTTCTTTCTTTTTTACCATCAGACCTTTCAATCCTTCTTTTGAGCAATTCTTCTCTCATGGCATAAAATTGTTTTACCAAAGCTTTTTTAAAATTAACTACTTGCCTTGTATTTTTCATCAAAGTTATTAAAAAGCTTGCCTGTGATTCACTTAGTTTATATATTTTCTCTGGTCTGCCTCCTTTGGAAGATTTAGGTTTACTCATTTCAAATGAGAAAACTCCAAATTCCTTTAAATCTTTTTCATACGTTGAAATTAACACTTGTATTGAGTGATGCGTCTGCCCTCCATATTTAGCAATAATCTTTGATGTTGTAAAAGGCTCTTCGCTAAGATTATTTGAATTTATAAATACGAGTTTATCCATATGCTACACCTCATCATTTTCTCTTATAAAAACACCATTTATTTCACTGTCCAACACCACTTCATATGGCTTATTACATACAATTGAGGCAAATTTATCTGTATCACAATACATATCAAGGAAAAAATTATATTGGTCATATTTATAAGCTATAATCTTTGAGATTTTATTCTCTAAAAAACAAACTCCATTTGCCATAACATTAAAATCATCAGGTATATCAATAATTAACGGTTCTTGGATTTGACCTGGCTTTAAAAAGTATCTCATTTTATTCCTCCTCACTGAAAAACAACTCTTGTACAGGAGTATCAAGTTATCTACTTATTGCTTTCGCCACTGCGATACTAGGGTTTTTAGCTTTTCCTCTCTAGCAATTGCATATAATATTTTGTACATGAACTGTTATTTTAAAATTTCGGGATGTGACAAATTCTTATTGTCATTTAATATCGATAATTTGTTCTACATCAATATTTAAAGCTTTAGCTAATAATCCCACAGATCTTGCTGATGGATTACTAACCCCATTAATTATTTTAGAAATTGTAGCCTTTCCAAGTCCTGATTTATTAGAAAGATCATTAATTGACAAACAAGCCCTAGCTTGTGCTATTTTAAGTTTTTTCAGGTTTAAATTCATGTTTTCACCTTCTTTTACGAATTTTTATTTCGCTATATTTATATATTAACGTATTTTGATTTCGTAGTCAATATTTTTAAATAAAAATATGTATTTTTATTTCGTGTTGTAGTATTATATATATGGAGGTATTTAAATGGATATTGGAAATAAAATAAAAGAGTATCGTAAAAAAGCAAATTTAACGCAAAAGGAATTAGCAAAAAAGATAGATAAATCTGAACGTATGGTACAAAAGTATGAAAGCAATGACGTAATTCCAAGTATAGACATGATTGATAAATTAGTAGAAGCTCTTAATATAAGTTGGGGAGATTTAATAGATGATGAAAGGCTAAAAAAAGAATTTAAAACTACTGAAGAAAATGTAGTGGAAAAAAGTAAAGTTTATAAAGTATATAAGGATATTCTTAAATACACGACATCAGAATTTATAAATTATACATTACATAATTTTGGTTATATAGATTTTAATAAAATTAATGAAAAGCAATTAAAAAAGCAAATAGATAGTATATCTTCAAAAGCTATTGATTCAATGATAAAAAATATTGATTTAATGACAAAAAATATCGGACAAGAATCTAATGATCTTCAAAATAACTAATTTATAATACTAAAAAATAGAAAACTCATTAACTCCAAGTCTACTTTAAATGTATATATTTACCGCCAAGGTTGAATACTAATTTGACATTACATAAAATTTACATCAACATCAAGGAGGACGAAATTTAATTTCTCCTTAATACAAACTAGGTACCTATTATTCGTCATCTGATTAAATTGGGTATCCACTACGAGAATTTACATTACAAATATCATCGCGTTCGTACTTAAAGACAAACGGGGCAACCATAACATTAAGAGTCTCCTAGTTATAAAATACTTAGCAATTTTGATTAATAGGGTTTATACATAGATTTTTTAAAAAATAATAAAAAAACAAGGTGGACTAAATTTAAGTTCCTTATAAATGGTGACGTGCAAGAGGTTTTAGGAATTGAAAAAAGAATTTATTGTATTTAGGTAGATGATTATTATTGTAGCTCAGTTGGCACTATATCAACGTCACTACAAGATTACTATATGTTATTTAATCACTAACTAACAATCGGAAAATCCGTATAAGTTAGCACTACCATTTTTTTAGGGACTCCGATATTATCGTATTCGCCTTTAAAGGCGAATGGCACAACTAGGGCGTTAAAAGCTACCTGATTAGGTCTTATACATAAATGTCGAAAACATAGGATTCATTTTAGAATACTCAGCGGTTATCAGCCACTATTACAGTAAGGGATGCTAAATGCTTCGATTTAAAATTGAATTCCCAGCTTGAGATTTTAAGCATCCTAAAGGGCTTGCAAATATGCGATGCCTTATACAACAATATTGTCGTATTGGCCTTTAAAAATGAATTGTATGATTATAATACCAAAACTACTTAGTTATAAGTTTTCGGGTAAATTCCCGATAAACTAGCTGAATTTACACTTGGGTAAATTTTCATCTTTAAATACGAAAGCCCTAATGTGATTAGTATTCTTTTTAAAAGGAACCCAGTAAAATCAATGGTTAGCCACTGACAGGATAACTATATACAATCCTATACACAACTTCAAATTAGTAGTATCCACATTTGTGGATACTGTGTCGCCACAACCAAATATACGAAATTCATATAACAAAATTGTCAAATGAAAGGAGAGAAGAATTATGGACAATACAGCTAAAAATAAGACTTATACCTACACCGACTATATGAACTACCCTGAAGGTTCCAGAATAGAGCTTATAGAAGGTAATATATACGATATGTCACCTGCACCATCAAGAATACACCAGGAGCTTATTATGGCACTATCCGCTGCATTTTATAACTATATTAAATCCAACAACGGTAATTGCAAGGTATACCCATCACCCTTTGATGTATTCCTCACTGATGACGAAAACCTTGATAACTGTAAAAATATTGTTCAACCAGATATATCAGTAATATGTGATAAGAATAAACTGAATGATAAGGGTTGTATTGGAGCCCCTGATTTAATTATTGAGATAGTGTCACCCTTCAACCCATCCAATGATTATATACGCAAATTAAGCCTATACAGCTCATATAAGGTTCGTGAATACTGGATAGTAAATCCTATGGATAAAAGTATACTGATATACAAACTTGACGATACAATGCATTATGGAGCTCCTAAAGCTTATTCATTTACAGATAAAATAAAAGTCGGGATATATGATGATTTAGAAATTGATTTTAATAACTTAAATGTGTAGTTACTCCACAAAACATCATAGTAACTACTAGATTAAACTTAAAAGGGGATGATTTTCTATGGCCGCTATAGAAAAAAGAGGAAAAAACTCATATAGGCTTACAGTGTCCTGTGGCTACGACAAAAGCGGTAAAAAGATTAGAAAGTATAAAACCATTAATTTATCTGATATCAAGCCTAATAAGCAGCTGGAAGAGGCACAAAGGCAATTTGTATTATTTCAGAATGAAATCGAAAAGGGACTATATCTTGATGCCGGCAAAATTACCTTTGAAGATTTCATGCATAAATGGTTAAAAGATTATGCAGAAAATGAGCTGGCACCTAAAACATTTTTCAGCTATAAAAAAATATTGGAAAGCCGAATAATTCCCGCTCTTGGCCATATAAAATTAAATAAGCTGCAGCCAACACATTTAAATGAGTTTTATAACAATCTCAGGGAAAATGGTATAAGACTTGATAAAAAATACACTCCAAACAAAAATTTCGATAAAATCATTTCAGAATCAAGAATCACTTTAAAAGATATTGCCTCTAAAGCTGGAATTCAGTACAGAACCATCAAAGGTATTAAAACTGGGAAAAATTTCACACTATCTACAGCCACTAAAATAAGTGAAGTATTAGGAGTAAATATTGATACTATATTCAATACAGTTGAAAAAACCGGACCGCTGTCTGAAAGAACCATACTATATCATCACAGAATCATATCCAGCATACTTACCTCTGCAGTTCAATGGCAATTCATATTGAATAATCCTGCATCACGCGTGAAACCTCCTAAAGTTGAAAGAAAGGAGGCAAGACATTTTGAAATTGACCAGGTGGAATATATACTACAGCTGGTAGAATATGAGCCAATTAAATATAAAGCCATGGTATATTTGTGTATATATGGTGGTATGAGAGCGGGAGAATTAAATGGCTTAGAATGGTCCGATTTGGATTGGGATAATGAAGTATTAAGAATACGCCAGGCTTCTCAATACTTACCTGATAGAGGCATATTTACAAAGTCTACAAAAAATGTAAGCAGTGAGAGAGTAATAGCACTTCCCGACACTGTTATGGCCGTAATGAGGCAATATAAACTATGGCAGAATAGTGTAAAAGCTGATTTGGGAAATTTATGGGTTGACAGCAACCGTATATTCACCAAACGCAATGGTGCCCCTATATTTCCGCAAACCTTAGGTAAATGGTTCTCCAAATTTATTAAAAGGCACAACAACAGAGTCCTCAATGATAGTAGCATACCTAAGAAAGATAAAAAGAAATACTTACTCGATAACGTAAATTTCCATGGATTAAGACATACCAGTGCAAGTCTATTAATCGGCCAGGGCATGGATGTTGCCACAGTATCTAAAAGACTAGGCCATGCAGAACCCTACACCACACTTAAAATTTACACTCATGCACTTCAAAGAGCAGATAGAGAAGCTGCCAACAAACTTGAAAATTTATTTAATAAACCTGAAAAAGGTAAAAAGCAAGGCTAAAATAGTCCTGCTTTTTTATTGTATATTTTAGCACTCTTAACTCGTTTTTTATTTGAGTAGTCTCCAAATGGTCTCCAATTTAACATTTTTATTCATTTTATACAAAAAATTAAAAGCCTGCAATACGTTGATATTACAAGCTTTATACTTGGTGCTCCCAGCAGGAGTCGAACCTGTGACCTACTGATTACGAATCTTCTTAGTCACTATTATCTTATATATAAGCATAACCTATATATTCTATATAAATCACACTCTTGTCTACTATCTAATTGCTTTAAACTTACCTCTTTAGGCTAATTTTGTCAAGGCCTATTTTACCATTCACCGGCTAATCTTATTTTAATATCTCCTG